TTCAGAAAATGGTGAAATACAAAGGTGAATGCTGCGGATGTGCAACGGAAGCTTATCCATGTCTCGGCAATAGGTGCCCGAACATAAATGTGAAACATTTGTATTGCGATGATTGTAAGGAAGAGGTAGAGGAACTTTACGAGTTTGACGGTGCACAGTTTTGTAAGGAATGCCTGTTAAAGCAATTTGAGAAGATTACATGAGTGAAAAAAATTACGATTGTAGCTGTTGGAATGAGTACCCAAACACAATGCACTCAATCAACGGACGCACTCACAAACCATATCAGAGTGGTAAATGGAAATGTGTTGATTGCTACGAATATGTAGGAAAATCAGAATACGGTGATACTCATTGCAAAAGGAAAGAGCCAGAACTTGAAAAGAGGTGATACATAAAATGCCAAAACGATATGACAATCCGCAGGAAATTTTGAAAATCATGCGGCAGACAGAACTTTTGAAGCAGTCTGCGGAGAGAAGTCCATTCACCGGAATACTGACACTGTTCTGCTATACCTTGTGGAAAGACTACAAATACTCACAGACGAGACTTTCCAACTTCTGCGGTAAATTCACCGAGTACAATGAAAAGTACGAGAATGAGCCTTATACGGAGTTACAGAGCAGGCTTAACGATTTTGCAGACTGGACGATTGAGTACAAGGAATTTACAGAAGCAGATTTTCCAAGATACAAGTCGGCAGTAGCGCAGAATTGCATTCGTGAACAGGTCAGATGTAACAACCTTATCAATGAGTTGTCCACCAGGTACATTCTATATGGAATGGTAATTCTTATGGAAGATGGATTTGGTAAGAAGAAGCTGACGAATTTCAAGAATAAGTTTTCAGACCATATGGACAAAGCCGGAGAAAAATGCAATGGAAAAGATTTCATGGACTTGTGGAAAGAACTGGTGGAAAACACTGGAATCTATATAGAAAAGCCTATTTTTGAGTAAGGAGTTCTAAATGGCAGAAAAACGAATGTTCAGTGCAAAAATAATTGAGAGTGATGCTTTTTTGGATATTCCTGCTACGGCTCAAATGCTTTATTTCCATATCTGTATGAACGCTGATGATGACGGATTTGTGAATAATCCACGGAAAATCATAAGGATGTGCGGTGCTTCGGATGATGATTTGAAAGTGTTGATAGATAACAGATTCCTTTTATCTTTTGATAGTGGTGTTGTATTAGTAAAGCACTGGCGCATTCACAACTACATTCCACCGGATCGTTACAAGCCATCGTGCTACGTGGATGAAAAAAGCAAAATAGGTGTAAAGCTAAACGGATCATACACCACAGACCCTAAAAAGATGGTTTCTCCCGTAGAGGGGAATCCAAAGAAGCGTTGTTACGACAATGAAATCAAACTTGATAAGAGGTGATACAAATGCAGATGACAGCCTATGAATTGTTGGCAAATTATGAAAAAGCAGAGGATAAGGACAAGCAGATTCAGATTCTTGCGGATTTGAACCACATTCCGGTCGACATTGTGTGTTTTGTGATTGATAACAGTGAGAAATTCGATGCTTCAGAGACACCGTTATCCGCAGAAGAATTTGCAAAGTGGTGTGAGACTGAACTTGACCGTGTGGATGCTAATATCCATGCACAGGAAATATATTACAGAGAAATTTGCAATGTATACGGAATTGCAAGTACATACGGGAAAAGGAGTGTAAAATCGTGAGCAGAGGATACACAGCAGAAGAGATTGCAGAAAATAGACGTATAGAACTGGAAAAAGATTATCAAAAATGCCGTGATAAATTTGATGAAGTAAAAATCAGAATACAATCGGTTAAAGCTGCAAAATTAGAACTTGAAGAGTGCAAACATGAACATGAAAAAATGCTATCAGAATATCGCAGAGATAGCGTAGACAGAGTTTTGTCGTACATTCGCACAAAGAAAATTGCAGATGAACATGAATTGGATTTACTGCTGTACCACTGTCAGAATAAGCTGAACGGTAACATTGATGGTATTGAGTTAAATTTGCACTATGAGGAAAGGAGCAAGGATGGAGAGACTGACAATTAGAAATATAGCAGGAGTGGCGGTATATAAGCATCCGTTTGAATGCGAAAGATGCGGAGAGACAATTTGGAGACTGCCTGATTATGGTAACGGAAGTCCTACGGATAAGCTGGCAGCTTACGAGGACGCAGAGGAACAGGGATTGCTTTTGCGGTTGCCGTGTAAGGTGGGAGATCCCGTTTATCTGATTGATAGGGATGAAAATAATAAACTCAAAGTATACGAGGGAAAATGGGAACGGGTGTCACTTGTTCAAACCTCAAAGGATGGTTCATTTAATCTTTGTGGAGAAATTTCTTACGATATATATGATTGTTTTTACAATGATGGAAGAATAATGAAACATGGAATGTATGTCGGACAGGAACGTACGAAAATTGGTAAAACAGTATTTCTCACAAAAGCGGAAGCCGAAGCCAAGCTGGCAGAAATGGAAGGTGCGGAATGAAGAGAGAAGAAGCTATCAAATTATTAAATGATATCCATAGTCAGTGTTGTGATACGGCAAATATCCTTTGCACACTTGATGCTGATTCTGCAGGCGATGCATTGCAAATGGCAATCACCGCCTTGCAGAATCAGCCGGTTTGGATTCCGGTAAGCGAGAGACTGCCGGAAGAAAGAAATAGTATTTTTGCAAAATATAAAGGTACTGATAAATGGGAATCAGCAATGTTTGTAAAAATATCAGAAACAGTCATTGTAACTGTTGAGTATCCTAGTGGAGAAAGGATTACGAAAAATGCACATACAGTTGATGGAATCTGGAAACTAAATGATGGTATGCTTCTTGGCGGAAGAGTAGTAGGTTGGATGCCACTGCCGGAGCCGTACCAAGAAAGTGAGGGAAAATAATGGCGAACAGAAATACATTACACATATCTAAATTGGAAGCATTTAAAAATTGGCTGATAAAGGACGGCTGGGAAATTCTCCCACTGTCAAAGAACCCATATGAAGTATTGAGAGCAAGTAAGATGGGAATATCAAATCCTCTGATTGTGTATTCTGGAAAAAGCAAGGAGCATCTTTCCTTTGCAAATGAATGGCTGCCGACAGTAGAAGCATTTTTACATAAAAAGACCAACGCAGACCGTATCAGGAGCATGACTGATGAGGAACTGGCAATGGCTATATTATGTGTCCTGCGGAATTTATTAAAAAGTGACAAGGTATGCGATTTTAGTCATGACTGTAAGGATTGTACGCTGTCATGGTTGCAAAAAGAAAGTGAGGAATGAGGATGCAGGAAAGATATTTATTCAAGGCAAAACGTAAAGATGACGGTGAATGGGTAATTGGAAATCGTATTGATGATGGTGTAACTGGACAAGTATTCATTCATGCAGTTGGTAACTCGGTAAATGAGAGTGATAAGGTCGGAGAAGAAGGATGTTTGCAGTTTGTGGCATTTGAGGTAGCCCCAGCCACAATTTGCCAGTGCACCGGACTTAAGGACAAGAACGGCAAGCTGATTTGGGAGAATGATATTATCAATGGTAGCGTTAAGCGTGGAGCGGCATTTTACAGATGTTTGGTTTTGTGGAATGAGTGCAAGGCAAGATTTGATGTGAGAACTATGGACTGCAATTTCCCAATGACACTTGATGAATGCACAGATGATATTTCTATGAGTGGTTTTGATTATGAGGTTGTCGGCAACAAATTTGATAATCTGGAACTATTGGAGGTGTAGGAATGACAGAGAATGAAGCAATTAAAGAAATTAAGTGCTGGCTTAACTTTTGTTTTGGATATCGGATTGCACCGGAACTGGTGCAGGCAACAAGAATGGCAACCGAAGCTCT